AGACCAAGTTTCTTACGCGCACGGCGAGCCTTGCTGTCCCCCTTGCGGCGATTGCGTCTGCCTCTAGCAGCAGGGTCACCACATCCTTTGACGCGTCGCTTACCTTTACGGTCTTCGCGTCCAAGAGTTCCGAATAGAGGACATGCATCATGGTTGCATTTGGTGTTGTCGCCCTGACAATATCCTTTTCGTTCATCCACGTGTCGCCCTTGCCTCGAGGACCTTGATTGTCTGGTTGGCTTCACCCTTGGTCAGCATGTCCAACTTGGCGATGGGTCGATTGATGATGTCAGCCACCGTCTCGACCTGCTTGGGACGCTCTCCGATTCCGTTGGCCAACAGCATGGCGCGCAACTTGCCAATCTGTGAGTTCGTTGCAGGCGCAGCCGGGTCCTTTATCTTCGGCTCTTCGCTGACCTCAGCCGAAGGGAATACTTCCTTGACCTTGTCCAGCAAGTTGTCGCCCACTGGTGCCGGCTCCGGCTTGGGTTGCTGCATCTGCTTGAACGCATCGCGCAACTTGGGCATGGAGTCGTCAGTCAATTCGTACAGGTCAACGCCTGCAGACCTGGCTACGTCCTGCGGGTCAAGGCCAGCCTTGGCGCAGGCTGCACGGAACTTGGTGAGCAAGTCTGCGTCTGGTTTCGTCTCTTGCTGGCGCACAACCTTGGTCATCTCCTCACGGCTGGGCCGTGGTGCAGTCTTGGACTGAAAGATGAAGTTGGCCAAGGCCCTGCCAATTGCCGAAGTCTCTGCGTTTTCCACGTGAGACGTACGGTTCACTGGGCTGGCGTCACGAATCTCTTCGGCGTAGCCAGTGGCAACTGGTCGTGGGTCCGTGATGTCCTTGAAGATTTCTGCACGGAACACCACCTTGTTGTCGTCGTAGTGATGGATGGAGGTGAACACTTGCCCGTTCGGGTACATCTCCCAGAACTTGGCGAGTCGTGCCTCCACCGTTTCGTAGTTGTCGAGGTTGAACCTCATTGCTGGTCTCCTTTGCTGGTTGATTTGAATTGCCGGTATGTGGTTTGTTTCTTGTATTTGTCTCGGAGGGCCGGGTGGTCCTCTTCGAACTTCTTCTGGTCAAACGATTTTCTGGTGACGTTCTTCCAGGTGCACTGAACGATACCGCCGTGAGTGGCAACTGATGCATCACCCATGCGTCGGCATACTTCTGCCTGTAACTGGCCGATGTGTTCCTCCATCGACTTGGCAATCTCCTGCGACTTGCGGAGTTGTTCAAGTATCGACATGGTATCGGAATCCAGTTCTACCGCCTTGTCTTCTGCATTGGGGTGCAGCGAAGCAACGTTCTGATACGAGGGGCGCACGTCATCCGGGAACATACCCATGTCTACGTAAGACAGCAGGCGTCGGCATGCCTCGATGTGTGCGCGCTTCTCGTCGCTCGTAATCTTCTGGGTGAAGAACTTGAGGTCCATGTCCGAGTCGAACACGCACCACACGATTTCATCCTGGTCTGTGCAGATGGCCTGTTGCACGCCCTGCCAGTACCACATCGCCGGAAGTTTGCCGTCAAAACGTTTCTTACTGGTCTTGATTTCGTGCACCTTACCGTCGGGTGATACGGCATCGATGGTGGCGATGAGTCGCACGCCGTCATCTTCGTACACGTACATCTCCTGCGGCTCCTCCAGCGGGTAGCCCAGCAGTTTGGCCGACCACTCACGCACCGGACCCTCGAGCGTCGTACCTCTTAGCATCGCTGCGTTCGGGGCCTTCGGCTGCGGCGGCTCGGCGGCGATGAGTTCGGATACGAGGTCAGCCGTCGTTACATAAGGATGGACGCCGTGAACGGCGGCAGCGACGCTGGCCGAAATTCGGGATTCGTTGTTCTCATCTTTCCAGCGGACTGCCAACCATTCGATTGAGCCGTGCGTGGGTTTGTTGATTTTCCTGGTTTTCATTGAGCCTCCTTCGCTCGTTGTTATCAGCGTAGCGCCGACCTCATCGGTTTGCAACCCACGCTGGTTCGTCGATTACGACGACCTTCTGCACCATCCCTACCGGGATGTGCGTGACCATTCCTACGGTATCCAACTCCGGCTCCTCCATCGGACACCACGAGCACGTGACGGATACGTAACCCTCGAGTATGTCGGGCCACAGCCAGCCGACCGATACCACGTGCTGAGTCTTGGGTTTGTATTCCTTCGTATTTATCCAGCCGTTGGTCGAGTCGAATGCGTCGACCCAATGCACGGCCACCAGTGACCAGGGACATTTGCTCATGCGTCGTACCTCTTGTCGTAAAGCAACAAGCCTACGTCGGCTGGCTTGAGAAGGTAACCCCACGCCGGGTTGTCGGAACGACGGGCAAAGTCCCGTGTTTCAAGTGTGTCCTTGTTCGCCTCGATGAAACGCTTCAGCCGCTCCACTGACACGATGATGAAGCCGCCGTCCATGGAAAAGATGTACACCCACCACCTAGCCTTGGTTACCTGCAGGCCGGATGGTACCCACTTGCCGCAGCGCCGGGGGTTCTGGCGCATCTCAATGGCCATGTTCCCGTTCCTGTATCGGTCTGCCTTGACTTCGAACGAACCCTCGACGAGATGCTCGAGCATGGCGCGTATGCGTTTCTCACCCATCTGGCCATACTTCAGGTCCTCGTCAAAGTTGAAGGTGTTGGACTTGATGTCCCAGTCACTATTCTTCACAGCGGTATGCGCGCCTCGCGCACCATCTGTAAGCAGCCGACATAACCAGCAAGGTCGATGATGTTGTCCGGTACGTCGAGTCCGTTCTGCATCTCGTTCATCAGCCGAGAGAGTTTCACGCAAACCATGAAGAGGACTCCGTCCTCGGCGGTCATGACCTCTTTGCCCTTCAATGCATTGAAGATGGCAACGGTCCTCGAGTAATCCTCGAGCGGGTGCGAGTAGGTGTTCTGCCTGTCTCGCGTGATTAGTTCATGCGCCTTGAGAAGAATCTCCGCGCCTGCGGCCTGGCTTTGCATTGGTCCCCTTTGCTAGTTGTTCGACTCTCGCTATCAGATTCCACAAGTTGTCTTGTTCGGTCACCCCTGGGTAGACCTTCCTAAGAAACCCTGCGATTGCCTTCAACTCCATTTTGCTCAACTGTTCGCTCATTGTCAAGTATCCCCTCCGCAGCGTGCAACTCTAGATGGTCAGACAGGCGTTCGTCAACCTTCTCCACTTTTCCCTCAATTCGAGACTGGGACTTGTACAGCATCGTCAACATGCCACGCACGTAAGCGTGGTCGTTGTGGTTTTCTTTCTTGAATTGCTGGAGGACTCCGACGATGATTCCGCCGACTGCCGTAACAACAGCAGCGAGGACCAGCGCCCAGCCCCCGTCCACTATGCCTCGGTGGGTTTGTTAGCGAGCCACTCCTTGACTCGCAATGGAACATTGTCACCGGCTACATAACGCAGATGCCATGGTTCGCTTTGAACTTCCCAACTGAACCCAAAGTCCTGGGCATTCTTCAGTAGCCACTCCAGGCGCTTGCCCGAGGCATTGGCAATGTCAATGGCAATCCCGAGGTTGTGGTTCGAGGTGCCCGGCACCGCCATCGGGGCTAGCCCTTTCTTGAGGTACCAGACTTTCCCTTTGTAGATGCGCGGCTTTTGCTTGAGGAGTTTCTTGCCCGGCGTGTCCGTGTACCTTTGGTAGAAGCCGTACTCCTGGGTTTCGAGGGAGCGGTACGTGTCGGCTTGACTGGTCGGGGAGAGGTCGATTCCTTCGGCGTTGGCTGCGGCGTCCATTGCTTCGTATGCGTCAGCCGCACAATGGTGGAGTTTGCCCTTGCCTTCAATGCCGCGAAGAAGTTCTTGAGGGAGTTCACCGGGCTTTGCCCCTTTCAGGTGTGAGCAGAGTTGGACCTTGACTACCGGGTACTTGTCTGGCATGGTTATTTCTTGAACGCTTCGGCAATCTCTTCCGACGTAAGTTCCCCGTCAGTGGACGCTGCTGCCAGTTTCTGCAGCACGCCAGCCACCGCCATGAACCCGGCAATGAGGGCAGACTTGACGACCGACACGCCGATGACCGCGCCACCAGTGATGGCCGGCAGAGCCGTAGCCACGAACAGCGAGAACAACCGCTGCCCCAGGTCGAGCGCCTTTGCAATGGTCTTGTTAGCCAGGCTCATGAACTTGGACATTCCTAATCCTCCCCTGTGGTAAAGGTCAACAGCGAGTGTAGCACCAAGGCCACGCCCGTAAGCCATAGGGCTTGCTTCAATGTCGGCCCCGACAGAGTGATTAGCACTAAACCAGTGCCGGCCAAGGTCCAGGTCTGGTCAACGATGTAGGCAAAGAACTTCTTCATTCTCGACGCATCCTAGTGGACGCACCCGCCGCAGTAATTACCGCGCCGATAGCCACGACCGTGCGACGCTGTCCCACCGGAATCTTGGAGCCAACCGGGACATAGTCATCCAAGCCCTCCTTGTAGATGTCGACCTCTTCCTCGAACGCTTCTCGCACTTCCTGGGGCGCGGCTTGCACGGCTTCGATGAGGGCAGTCTGCTGCTCGTCGGTGAGGTCCTGGACGTCCAGTTCTGCAAAGACTTCCTGTGCCTGTCCGGCATCCAGTTGCTCGACGGTGGCCATTATCTGTTGTGGACTGGCTTCGGCTGTAACCTGTACCGGTGCACTGGTTTGTGATGGCGTGGTTGTTTGTGGGGGTTGTGACGTTGTCGTCGTTGATTCTGCTGGGGCTGTCGTCGTTGGGGCAAGGGTTGTCGGAGGAACCGTTGTGTGAACCGTCGTCGTGCTGCTCGTCGTCGTACTCTCCATCGTGGTCGAGGTGGAAGAAGTCGTCGTCGGCTCGGTCGTCGTCGGAGGCTCAGTAGTCGTAGTCGTCGGCGGCTCAGTGGTGGTCGTCGTTGATGTTGTGGTGGCCGGCGGGACGTAGACCGTCGTAGTGGTCGTCTCTGGTGGTGGCGCCTGGGTGGTGGTCGTGGTCTGTGGTGGCACGTAGACAGTCGTTGTCGTAGTAGTGGTAGTCGTTGTAGTGGTGGCCTGAGTTGTCGTAGTTGGCGGCACCGTGGTTGTCGTCGGAGGTTCGGTAGTGGTCGTTGGTGGCACCGTCGTGGTTGCCTCAACCGTTGTCGTCGTTGCCTCGGTTGTGGTGGTAGGAGGCACCGTGGTCGTGGTGCTGGTAGTAGTTGTCGTAGTGGCTACAGATGCGCCGTATGACCACACGTAGTTTTCTGGTGTGCCGTTCTGCCAGTTGAGGCAGTCAGCCCAACGCGGATACAAGCCTGCCTGATAGTCGGCGTATGGCTGCTGCATGAGCCATGTGGTTGTGCCGTTGTTGCAGGTCCAGGTGATGTAGTCCTGCGCTGAGGCAGGGCTAGTTACGGCGAGTAGTGCCGCTGGTGCAAAGATGAGCCAGCGGAGTTTACGCTGGTTCTTCGACCGCAACTGGGGACTCAAACACGTCTAGTTCGGCGTTGTACTTGTCGCCGATGCCTGCGTACTTGCCACGACGACTACCTGTGTACGAAGTATCCAGCCAAGTGCCAGCCAACCCGATGCTGTTGCAGTACGCAGTCACCGTTTCGTGACTATCGCCCTGATGCGGGATGACGATGACTTCACGGACTACGCCGTTCTCGTCTATGCGTGCGGCGTGTGCGTTGTGGTATGCCATGTGTTTGTTGCCTTTCGTTGTTAGACCTTGAACCGAACGTAGACGATTCCGCTTCCGCCTGCGCCACCAGCACGGTTAGCGGCTCCGCCACCACCGCCGCCGCCACCACCGCCAGTATTCGCTGAGGCTGCAGAACCATCAGCAGAACCACCGCCAGCACCACCAACAGACGAACCGCCAGCACCACCAGTGCCACCACCGCCGCCGCCGCCGCCAGCCTTGTAAAGTGCGGAACCGCCGATGAACGCCGAAACATTGTAGCCAGCGCCACCAGCACCGCCTGTACCAGATGAACCATTCGCACCAGCCGCAGTAGCACCACCACCGCCACCACCGCTGACACTGGAACTTGCATCGCTCGCAGTACCGTTACCACCTGCGTAGCCAGATACCGCATTAGCCATTGACGACGCACCAGTGTTGCGCACGCTACGGCTGTAACCGCCGCCGCCACTAGCACCATTCTGAGGTGGAACTTCCGCAGGTGACCCGTAAGCGTCACCGCCACCAGCACCACCACCAGCAACAGAAATACCGTTGGCTCCACCAATATATGATGAAGAACCATTCGTCATAAAAGTTGTGACAGCAAGACCACCAGCACCACCAGCACCGATAGTTACCGTCTGATTGGCTGTGAAGTAAGCCGTCGTCTGCAAAATACCGCCGCCGCCGCCACCGCCAGCAGCGTAAGGTGCTGCACCAGCACCACCTCTCGTGCAACCACCACCGCCGCCGCCGCTAATCACCATCACATCAAACAGACCAGCCTTAGAGACGGTCAAAGTACCCGACGCAGTGAAAGTCAGAAGCGTGTAGTTCTCACTGCTAACCGTGATGCTCGACGATGTACCACCTGTCGCCGTTCCGTATGCCATCAATGGCACGGTGTCTGTCGTCTGCGATGAGACATAGCCAAGATAAGAACGAGACATAATCAGTCAATCCTGAACGAGCCAGTGGCATCGTACGCATAGTAGGTGTAAGAACCGCTAGTGCCTGTCGTTGGTGAACCTGTCGTAGTCACGGTGAAGTTCGCAAGGTCGGTTGTCAGCGCACGAAGTACAACACGACCTGAGCCGCCAGCACCAGCGTTGTTGCCTTGAATACCGCCACCGCCACCACCGCCACGATTAGCAGTTCCAGAAGTTCCGTTTCCGCCAACAACACCGCTACCTGCGTTAGTGCCACCCGTACCAGCCGTGACAGAACCGCCACCACCGCCACCACCCGAATACGAAATAGATGTTCCTGTGTAAGAGTTCGCAGTAGCCGCACCACCGTTGCCGCCCACCGTGCTAGAAGCATTTGCGCCGACACCAGCACTTCCGCCGCCACCGCCGCCACCGTTGCTCGCACCACTTCCGCCATTGTTGCCTTCACCGCTGATGCCTGTGCCTGCCGCACCACCAACTTCTGTGCGACCAGCACCACCACCAGAAGCACCATCACGACCCACAATGCCAAGATTTGCGCCACCACCGCCGCCGTTAGCGGTGATGATGAAACCCGAAGCAGTACCGTTTCCGCCTGAGTTAGTAGTTGCTAGACCGAACCCACCAGCACCGATAACTACGGGATAAACAGTTCCTTTCCCAATAAGTACCGATGCGGTCTTGAAACCGCCAGCACCACCACCGCCACCGCCAGCACCACCAGCACCGCCACCGCCAACGACGAGCGCATCAACACTTAGTGTCGCGGTAGTCGGAACAGACTGCGCCGACTGCGACGACACATAACCGAGTTGACGGCGAGCCGTAGCCATCAGTTACGCCGTAATCTGATTGACAAACCCGTGAATCGTAATCACGTCAGCCGTACCGGCCGCAGCCTTCACAACCAATGCCGTAGTGGCATTGCCCTTGATAAGCAACCCAGGAGCAACAGTCACCAAACCTGCCTCAGGGAGAACCGTAAGTTCAATCAGGTCATCAGGGTCAGTCGTCCCGCCCCAGCCAATCGTCAACTTTACGTTCGACGCAGACGAATTGACCGCATACAACCACACTTCGTCATAGGTCGTAGCGGTGCTTGACCCAGTATGAATCGTAGTTCCAGAAGCAATTGACGTAGCCGCCACCTTGACGGGGCGACCATCTGTCGATGCGCTCAACTTGACTTTCGTGTATGTTGCCATGTGCCCTTATCCTAACTGAATACTTGTACTTGAAGAACGTCCGCCCCCGCAGGAAGCGCAGCCCACTTTAGCCCAGTCGACTCACCAGACGCAGCAGTCAAAACATAGTCGTTAGTACCGACGCCGAGACGAGCCACGTCGGTGCCGTTGAAAGCAACGATGTCGCCTTTTGTCGTGTAGCGCGACGCAAGGAAGTTTGCTTCATCAGCATCGTCGGCCGAGAACACTGGGTAGATAACTGCGCCCGAGGCATGGGTCTGAGCAGTTGTATCGTCTTGTGCGCGGGTAAGCGTAAGTGTTGAACCGGAGATTGTGGCAGTGCATTTTTCTTCTTGCGCCGTACCTGGGTCAATGACCACATAGAACGGGACCGAAGCAGTTGACGGCCAACCGGTAGTGGCGGCAATCGTTGCCGACGTATCCGAAGTCGACAAAGAACCAGTGATGGTCGTCTGGGCGGCTGCGCCCTTATATTGCCTGCGAGTTACTGCTGCCATTGTGACCTCATCTTACACTACGCATGACCACGATGGCAGTTCCCTCAAAGTCATTCTTGACCTGGGCCTGAGTCATTTGCATTATCTGCATCTGGACCTGTTCGACCACGACCGGGAAGGTCTCGGTGTTCTCCTGGTAGACCACGACCCTGGGATTATCGACCAGGTCCCTTAGGTATGCAAGTTCCGTATCCACGTTCTGCCAGTAGTCACGGTCATTGATTTGCAGATGGTGGTGCATGAGGATGGGGACGGTGAATATCTGGCTGCGCAAGGGGGCGGCATAGGCCCTAGCCATCCAGCGGGTCAACGTGGGACCGGTTGTCCCGCCGGAAGCCCGATTGAGGGTCACCTTGATTTCGGACTCATAAACCTTGGATTGGAGCCCATCAATCGTGTATTCCTTTATCGAGGGGGTGCTGATGGTGGGGAAGTCGTAGAACGCTCCGTCGTCTGAGGCAACAGAAATTGTGACCGACCCAACCAGGGGTAGGCAGCGTATGTCCAGTTTGGGGATGAACTTGGCGTCGGGGATTCCCCAGCGGTAGATGCCAGAACGCAGATATCCGGACGACACCAAGTCCGTTGCGTGGGCTTTGTAGATTCCAAGTCCGGCTACCGAAAAGATTGGGCTGCCATCAAACTCGTGGATGTCCACGATGGTTCCCTGGCCAGTAGCCATAAGGTCAGAGGCATACGCTGGCTGGTTCGGGGAGATGAACACGGAGATATCCATGCGACCGATGCCGGTGGACGACGCGTCAAAGTTTTTCCAGCCGAAGTAGACGTACTGACCAATGCCAGAGAACGTCTCGACGGGACTGCCTATCACCACTTTGGGACCGATAATGAGGTTGCCAGCGTCGTCAGTCGTGCAGAACCTGAAGCCGTCCTCTAATCCAATCAACACGTTGCCCAGGTATCCGCGCATACCGGTGATGACTTCTCCGAGTGGAAGTTCTCCGGCGACGGTCGGCGTGTCAAGGGATGTTCCGTCTGGTTTGATTTGGGTCTTGTAGATGAGAGTCTTGTTGCCTGAGTATCCACCGGCGTAGATGTAGTCCTGCCCAGCAGCAAAGCCAATCCATGTAAAGTTCGTGTTCGGGTGCGTGAATAAGGCAGTCGGGTTGTTGGTGGGTGAACCGGCGGCATTGGTTAGGTTCCAAATTTTGTTCTTGTCGGACCCTGTACCAGCCACCATGAGACGGCCTTTGACGTACTCGATTTTCCCGAACTCGTGGCCTGTTGCGTGACTTGACGCGCTACTGCCAGATGCAGCCGAATAGTAGACGGTGCTGTTCGAGAACGATGCGTAGACGTTGTAGCCATCCGAAACAATGCTGATAATCGAATATGCAGGTGTTCCGGTAACCGTTGAGAACGACGACAAATTGGTGCTGTATTTCAGGTTGTTGCCGTCTGCAACGTACAGCCTGTCATCAGCGGTAACCATTTCTAGGTTCGTTCCACTGGTGGAATATGCAAGAGTCGTGTCACGCAGAAGAGACAGGCGGCCTTTTGTCCACGGGTCCACACCTTTGCTGGAATAGAACCTGTACGCCTCAGCGTCAGCCGTATCCGAATACTGCTGGCCTGCGCCATAATGCCATGAGGACTGAGAACGTCGCCACAATCCCTGCGGGTTCAACGCACCTTCGCCAGGTTCGGCTGACTGGTCAACCGAGTCGCGAACACGCGCATCGTACGAACGCGCAAACTCACGGCTCTTCATGTCGAGCATGTACGGCCGACCGTCAATTGCTACTGGGAAGACGTCAGGTACCAATGTTGTTGCTCCTGTACCAGTGTAGAACGCGGCTGCCGGTCTGAACGCGTCCTTGAACCTTGTCAGGGTAGCCATGGGCTACTTCCTGAACTTGATTGGATACTGCGCCTTCATGCGTCCGGCCTCGGCGATAATCCGTTCCCTACGCAGACGCAGGATGTTGGCAACGGAGTTGGTGATGTTCCCTGCTTGCACCTCGTCCGGGCGGCGAGTGTCTGGCTGGGATTCTGTGAAGTTGCGCTTGATTTCCCTGCCGGCCATCATGCGCAGGATGACGCCCATCTCGACAATGTCTTCGCACGTGGCAGGAAGGAAGCAGTTTGTGGTCAGGTCGTCGGACTCTGAGGTAGCGCGGCTGAAGGGAGCCTTGTAACGGACGCGAAGGGTGCCGGCCATGATTGCCTCGTCGATGACGAGGGTGTTGCCCGAAGGGAAGTCGGTGGTCGGCAGGCCAGTCTGCAACCTGACGGCACTAATTACCGGATACTCGTCAGCCATGTAGCGAAGCCTGACATCGAGCAACTGAAGAATCGTGCCCGAAGAGGTGATGTTGATTTGCCGGTCTGAGCCGTTGTAGGAAAGGTCAACAGTCCCGACACGGAACAAACCGTTGGCCGTAGATGACAAGTCGTCAAGGTCTGCGTTCAAGGAGTCAAACATCTGCGCACGGGGGAACCGCGGACTGAGCGTGATTATTGCTCCGGCTGTGTGGGATGCCGCAGTAGTGCCTGCGTAACCTCTCTCGACGGTGAGCGTCTTGGTTGCCGTGTTGGCTTCCCAGACGTAAAGGAGTTCTGTGCCAATCTCGAATACAGAACCAGCACGCAACCCGCCCAAATCATAAGTAGTGACAACACTCGTGTCGCCACTCGTAATCGTCGCGGATAGTTTGTTGCGTTCTTCAACGACCCCTGCCAACATCTGCCGCGACGCCCTGTTCAGGACCGTCGCAACTGTCGTCATTTCACTCCGTAGGCACCATACCCAGGAAAGGAACCAGCCTGAGCCTTGGCAGACGACTTCATCGTACGCTTGCCCTTCTTGGCCTTTGGTGCAGCGGCGTACTCTTTTGCAGGAGCGCCCTTGACTGTCTTCTTTTTGTTCTTGGGGATAGGCATTACTTGCGCTTGCCTTTCTTGCCGTATTCCATTCCGCGCTCCTTCTTGCCTTCTGATTTCTCGTGGCGCATCTTGGCCTTCTTGGACTTGTACTTCTCGCTCTTTGCCGACATGATTACTTCCTTTTCTTTTTGTTCGCTGCCCGTTGCTCGGAAAGAGCAATGGCCACCGCTTGTTTGCGTGACTTGACTTTCTGACCAGATGAGGATTTCAAGGTTCCGCGCTTGAATTCGCCCATCACCTTCTCAACCTTCTTCTGCTTTTTCATGGCCACAGACTACCACTTGACCTTGTCTGCCCAGTATGCTGCCGACATCTTTCCTTTGGCGATGTTCTTGGCATGGCGAGCCTTGAAGGATTCGCGACGCTTGCGGTATGCCTCTGATTCACCCTTCTTGTAGGGGGAGCCCTGGACACCCTGCTGACCAAAGCGAATCAGTTTGACCTGGTTGCCCTCCTTGGCCAGCACGGCATGGGATTTCTTGGCGTTTGGCGTGCGCTTTGGCTTGTTATATCCGGCGAACTTTTCGCCCCTGTAGTTGATTGTCATTAGTTTGCTGTTGCCTCCAGACGGGCTGCCCCGTCAATCTGGGTGGGTTGACCACCGGTTTTCCTGATGCGCTTATAGGCATCAAGGTCTTTGTCCAACTGCCGTTCTTTGGCATTGAGGGTTGAAACATTGCGTCGTGTCGGCATAGCAGCGCCGGACATGGTGACGTGCGAAATGCGACAGGCAAAGCAGCCTTCTACATCAAGGTTCGGATGCGTCTCTTGGTGCTTCATATCCCCTACGTTACTGAGTAACCCGCTGCGACTAGGTCGTCCTTTTCGTCTTGCGACACAAAGTTCTTTGTGCCTCCGTAATATATTGCCACAACATCTGTCAAATCCCGTGGGTCGTTTTCCGAAAAGGAACCGTCGGTGAACTTGTAGACGTTCCTGCCTCTAGCCAATGGCTGATAGAACTTGAACAGATTGTACGACGGGCCTCGGTCTAGTTTGCCCGTGTACTTGACGAGGTTGTCTTGCGGCGTGATGAACAAAAACAGTTTGTTTTTTGTGGCGGAAGAACTGCCAACCCCTGACGCATTTGCCGTACGAGATACAATTCGCAAACCAACGGCAATACTGCCAGCGGTTGCCTGACCGCTCCCAGTGGCGGTTCGTGGAAGAACTTCAAGACTACTGGCAAAGGATGTGCTCGTTCCCGTGCCGGTTGCAGTTCGTTTAAAGACAACTCGTCTTGTTGATGTCGATGTCCCCAGCCCACTGCTGATTGCGGTCCTAAACAGAACCGGATGCGCCGATGCAATCTCACTACCCAATCCACTGCCAGTTGCAGTTCGTTTGGAACAAATCAGCCTTACGGCAGTCGATGTGCCGGCACCAGAACCAGTGGCTATTTTGAGTTGAATTCGTAACTTGGTTGCCGTTGATGTCCCTGCACCAGAACCGGTGGCAGTGCGGGAGACTACAACAAACCCATCAAAATATCCAGGGGTGTCCTTATACGGACTGTTGAATTTGACTACCCCAGTAGCCATGTGGCTACCTTACTCTCAGTCGAGGCTGAGGGTGAGCGCAGTGATTTGAAAGGTATCTCCGGCGGTAACTTGTGCAGACGCGTTCAGTGCGCCAGTCCACAAACAGTTGCCTGCGGTGAGGTTGTCCCACAGCGACCAATGCGTATAGGTTTCCGAGGTTGACACATTCGTCCACTCAAGCGTGGCCGAGGTGGCCATGCTGCCACCGGAAGCCGCAGCCCAAGAAGCAACCTTGCGGGTCGTCTCGGTTGCAGCGTTGGCTGTGCCGTCTTCACCTGGGTCACCAGTGTGCAACTTCACGTAAGAGTTCGCAACTGCGAATGATGTGTTCGAAAGGGTCTCGAGCAACTTGTTTTCTGCGTAGTTGGAAATCGACATGTTGTTACCTTACCACATGAGAGGGTGATGTGGGGGCCGGACCAGGGGATGAAACCCGGCCCCCACTCGTATTACCTACTCCTGGTTATCAGGAGTTGTTTGCACCGATGCTCGAGGCCGACTCGATGCGGCGGAGCGACGCTTCGCGGAAGCGAGCGTAGCCACCCAGCCAGTACCAGCCAACCGGCTGGAAGCGCTGGAGGGCATCCACCACCGGGCCGCGCACGACACGCGGGAACGGTCCGTTGCCATCGACAACTGAGTGCGCCTTGGCCAAAGCCTGGCGACCGCAGATGTGGGTGCAGTACGCATCGCCGGTTCCGGCTGCGCCGGCGCCGTTGAATGCGTTCTCGAAAATCTTCGCACGCGGCGTCTCAATGAAACGCACACCTTCGAAGGCTCCGACTTCACCGTTGTAGATGTTCGCCGGGTCGCTGTACACGTGCGGGTCACGCCATGCAGCAACGCCAGTCTCACGACGGAGGTCGTAGGACACGTCTGGGTGGATGAAGCCCATGTACATGCCGTTGAACGACACTGCGTTGGCCTTGCGAAGGGCCGCGACAATCTTGCGAACGTCGTTGGCCGTGATGAGGTCGTCGACCGCAAGGTCGATTCGAGCCGACGGGGTTGAGGCTCCGCCGCCACCGTAGATGACGTTGGTGCCAGCAGCGAGGACTTCGCGGATGACCGAGTCAACCGAGATACCCGCGTTGTAGCCGACGAGGTTCGCCGCTGCCGCATCGACATCGAGGAACGACGTGCCGCGCAACTTGGCGGTCGTGTTCACTGCGTTGCCGTATTCGTAGAGGACGACCTCAACTTGGCTGTCGCCCATTGCCACCGGGGTGACATCGGCGTCTTCCGTCAGGGTCGAGGTCTTTTCAGCCAAGTCATTGAAGATGGTGAATTTGACGCTCGAACCGGGCATTGCTTGTGCGACGGGCATAACGTCTGCAACCGCGTCGAACAGAAGTTCGGAGCGGAGTGCGAAGTACGCAATCCTGTCAAATGCAACCTGGTCTGTGAGAAGGCTGCTCTGTTGTGTAAGTGACATTGCCTGTTATTGCTTTCCCCCACAGGCCGGGGGGCCTGAGGGCTAGATGTTTTGTGCTTGTTCTCTCATTTGTGCAAGCAGTTGCATCACTTCGTCTTGGTTGCGAGTTGAGTTGAACTTCTTCACCCAGTCCACCTCGCCATCATTTCTGTCAGCCTGCGCGCTCGCCTGTTGGAGTCGTGCCCAAGCCTTTTTCTCTGACTCGTCTGCGACTTCTTTTGGCTGCTGCTGTTGGAGGAGGTTCGCCTCCTGGGCTGCTGCTCTGATTGCTTCGGCAGAGACCTCGCCGTCGTAGCCCTTGATGAAGTACTTGCTGGCCGGGGCGTTGACATCAATGCCTGCCTCGGCGAAAGCCATCTTTCGCTTCAGGGTTTCCAACTCCTGCGCTTGCTGCCGGAGAAGTTTGTTCTCCTGCTCCACCTTCTTCAGGTGCGCGCGTACGGGGTCTTTGGATACCGTTTCGCTCGTCTCGTCCTCGAACTCATCGATGACATCTGACATGCTCACTCCGTTCTGCCCACTCCCAAAAGGAGGATTTGGGAGGCTGCAATCACCCTTGTTGCTTAGGTCGGTTCGGGACTCCGACAAAGACAACAATACACCACCACATGGTGGTTGTCAAGGAACTACTTGCTTGTGCCTAGTCCGGTCTCGATGGTGCCAGAGGTTGCCCCGCTGGTAGCCACGAATTGACCACCGGCTTGGAACTCTGCCTTGCGAGTTGACACGCGACGAGCGAGTTCTTCTGCTGCCGCCGGGTCGTAGCCGAAAGTTGCACCAATCTGTTGCGATTGCGTCAGGGCCGTCTCGCCCGGAAGTGCTTCGTACAGTCCGCGCTTTTGGGCCATGGTTGCAAATCCTTCCATTGCCTGTTGGGAAGTGAGTCCGCGTGCGGCAAGTTCTTCTGCCGACGTAGCGGTCAACTGGATGTTGCCCTGCTCCTTGGCCCTGGCTGCCAACTGGGCTGCCTCTGCCCGGCGGGTGAGGATTGGCATTGTCTCCTGTGGGTTGAGGAAGTACGCCGCTAGGTCGGCCTCATTGACGTTGTACAGTTCGGTCATCTGCTGGCGAACCATCGGGTCCGCCTCCCTGACACGTCGGTATCCGTCTGAGATTCGGGACTGCAGTTCCTGGGCAGAGACGTCACCAGCCAGGAGGGACTCAATGATGTCGGGACGGTTGAAGTACGGGTCCATGCCGTTGGACTTCATGACTTCGCGGTAGGTGGCCTCCATGGCAATGTAGGTCTTTGGGCTCAGTTGCGGCAGATTGTTGGCCGCCCGTTTGATGTTGGCGGCAAAGCGTTTCTGGTAGGCCTCGGTGTTGCGCAACTCGAAGAGAACCGCATCAGGGGATTCAATACCACGGGCCATCAAGTCATCGATTGAGCCGAACAGGGATTCGAGTCCATACGTGGCCAGATAACTCTTTATCATTGAGGCAGCGTCTCCGCTGACGGTAGACCCAGAAGAAGAACTGTCACCGCTCGAATCGGTGCTTGGACGATTGCCGTACAACCTGTCCATCTCGTTGAGTACGTCCTCTGCCGAATAAACACCAGACTTGGCACCTGCCACGAGGGTGTCGATGTAATCCTTCTCTGCACCCGTGTAGTAAGAACCAGTGCGCGAAGCAGCAGACTCGATGGCACCGAGGCGTGCGACATTCTGCGCAGCCAGCGCTTGTGCGGGGGTCTGTGTGGGTTCCTGGGACTTCGTTTGGACTGTGTCAGTACCGAGGTCTTCCGTGCGCATCATGCTCATATCATCTGACCCCATGCCTTCTCAAGCGTCTGGATGATGTTGGCCGCCATGTCCTTTGCCTGCCGGGTCTTGCCCCACTCGTACTTCGGGTCTTTGCGCAGGAGGTAGATGAAGTCGTCGGCCGTCATGCTGGTGCCGTCGGCTTTCTTGTTGAACACGACCTGGAACTTCGGGTCGTTCATCTTGATGTCGTCCGGGTTTATTTCCAGTGTCTTGGCTGCGATGTTGCGGTACGGCTCGAAGATGTCGTCCATCGTGTAGCCCTTGTCAAACTGGTCAGAAAACTGCGAGTACATAATCTTGGCGCCGTCCTTGGCCTTTTTCATCAACATGTCTGACGTATACACGGTGCCGAGATACGCCTTGCCGGTGAGCGCAGAACGAATCTGGTCCTCGACTCCCGGAGGTGCGTAGTTGTAGCGCTTGAGCGACTC